CCGTCATCATTCGGTGTTCCATTTTTCGGTTCTTCCTCATTTGTATCACCTCCTTTCGATGCATTTATTTGATATTCTGAAAGGTCTTTATACTTAGCGAAGTTTAAACTTACAAGACGTTCATCTCCACCTTCAACACCTTCATAACCAAAGATTTCACGAATTTCGTTTACTGTAACAGCCCCTGTAGGCAATAGCGTTTGACAAATTTTAATCCTACTTGCTACAGACATATAAGATAATCTATTGATTTCAACTATCACTTCATTTCCATGTCCCTTTTCACGGCTTGTAAACAGTTTTTCTGTAAATTCCTGCGTTAATTTAATAGCAATTGGTTCTAATACAGATTCATAAAACGCTATATATTCATCTTCCGTGTAATTACCACTTACAATCTTTTCATTCAAACCAAAGTGCTTATACACCATGTCTCTTGCAAAATCCATTTGACCTTTATTAAAGGTGCTGATAGTTGTTGTTAACTGTTGAAATGTTGCTTTATTATCCAACGTAGCAATCCCACTACCATTTGCATTTGATACATAACGATCAGTAAACTTCTTCCATAGTTCCTGTTGGTCATCTTCACGTACTGTCCCCTCAAAATTGATAATCCCACGTAACGAGTTACCATTTTTTACAGAGTTTATAATTGCAGCCTTTACTGCATGCAATAAATCCAAGTCCTCTTTTAAGGCTCTTGAGTTATCTTCACCAAATAGCTGATTACTGTTAAAATGCCGTTTAATATGAATAACCGCATCATACAGTACAGTCATACTTTTGCCATTAATAAATTGGAATTTAACATATAAATTGCTATCCTTATCCACTTTAACTTCTACACTTCCAAAGTCTAATGGATATAGGCCCTCAATCACGCCATTTACATCACGTTTTACATAAATAAATGCGTTATTGTAATTGAAATATTGTGCAACTACTTTTTCTAAAAATTCACTTGCCGTCATAAATGGATTTGGTCTTGTTCCCAATATGTGGTTAATAGATATAGAACCTTGTACCATTCCATCACTTGTTCGTCTGACATGTTTAAGCTTCATTTTACCTAAATGTCTAGCAATCGTATCTGTACAATCTCTAAACGTGGTATCTGTATATGGCACTCCACTAAAATGGGTAAATACATTCGTATAACCATCTAAAAACTCTGCCCCAGTTAAATTAGCTTTATCAGTATTACCAAATCCAAATATTTTATTAAAGATATTTCGATAGTTCATTATCTCACCTCCTTTCTTAAATTACATTGTGGTAATCTTCTTGATTTCGTTCATACTCAACATATGCATCCAACATAGATGCAAATCCATCAATTCTTTTCTTTGCATGAATGGATTTAGTTGGCTGAATATTGCCATTACGATCTACATCTATTTCCACATTAGCCATACACCATTTCAATATTGGATTGTTATCATAGTTGATTAATTTTGCTTCCAGTTCTGCGCCCAATGCTTTCATTGGTCCGCTCAACGTTTTCTTACCTTGAATGACTGGATTCATTACAGATCGCCCAAACTCTGATTTCATATCTTCTACAAAATATGTAGCACTCCACCCGTCATACCCACATTTATATAAGTAAATATCATCTTCCGTTTGTCTTTCTTTAAACCAATCAACAATTAGCCTATAGTCAATTCTATTGCCCGGTGATTTCCGTATAAACCCTCTTTTATACCACACATCATAAGGTACTTTATCCTCTTGCACTCTTTTTTCAAATAAATCTTCTGGTATCCAGTACATTTGCTTGATATATTTTACAGGGTCATTAGGTATCATGAATAACAACGTGGCGCATGTTAAGTCTGTAGTTGCTGATAAGTCTATTCCACCTATCCCATATCTTGGCTTTAATTTAGTAATATCGTATGTTGCTATATTGTTTAATTGTTCAAATGTTAAAAACGCCTCTGATGATGTTTCACGAACATTAAAGTCCTTTGTTAGTAGATTTGTAACATGAATAGGATTATTTTGTGCTGATTTAACTTTTTCAGCTAATTGGCTAATGCTTTTTATTGTTCCTAGTCCCGGATTAGCTTTTGCCCAACAATTAGGATCTGTCCATTCCTTTCTACTATCTAACTCATAAATTATTGGTAAGATACGTTCATTTTTATAACCTTGCTCATCATCATACCCATCTACAATTTGGCAAGCCTCATCATATTTAATATCGTAAATATTTTCACGAACTGTACCAGCAGTACTAGTAATAATGGTTAGAGGTTGTTCACGTGCGCTCATACCATCAACGATTACATCATACAAATTCTTATCCTTGATAGCATGCAGTTCATCAATCAATGCTCCATGAACATTTAACCCATCAAGATTATTAGAATCTGATGCAAGCGGTACAAACTTTCCATCATTTACATCACACAAAATTCTATTAACACGAATATGACAAACTTTATTAAGCGACTTACTTTTTTTTATCATTTTAGCCGCTTCATCCCATATAATTTTTGCTTGGTCACGCTTTGTTGCAGCACTATATATTTCAGCACCCATTTCACCATCCGCAACCAACAAAAAAAGGCCTATTGCGGCCGCTACAGTGGACTTACCGTTTTTACGTGCCACTATCAATATGAGTTCTTGATATTGCCTTGCTTTTGTATCTTTATCAACAAAGCCAAATAATGCAGCAATCATTGCTTTTTGCCATAATTCTAAGATTACTGGTTTTCCTGCCCACTTACCTTTAGAATGCTTGCAAAACAGCTCAATGAAATCAATTGCAACTTCTGCCCTGTCCTTATCATAGATATATTGACTTGGGTTTTCTAACTTATCGACTAAATGCTTATATATCCTACGAACACGATCAGATACAACTATTTCACCATCAATGATTTGGTTATAGTATTCTCTGATTGGGTTCATCGTCTAACACGTTCCATAATAAACTTCTTAAATCCCTCATCATCATCTTCATTTTTAGTCTGTGGCAATTCGCTCAACAGTACTTTTATGATGGCAATATAGTTTTTCATCAACGTGTTATAAGCCTTTGATTCAGTCGATTCTTTTTTACCAAATTGATTGTTTCCATTGCAATATTCTTCTACAAATCCTACTTTTTCTAATTGAATTTGTAGTTCATCTAACTGCATTTCCATGTGTACAGCTTGCTCAATTGATTTTCTAATCAACTTTTTCTTTTCTTGTGGAAGTTCCTTAAAAATCTTGTTATATTCTGTAATTCTCTTCTTTTTTATTTTTTCTTTTTCTTCATTTGTCAACTCCTATCACTCCTTTGTTAACCACACCCCTCACATGTGCGACCTGTGTTTTAAACGAAACTGCTGCCCCGGTGTAGAAAAAAATATTTTCTGTATAAAAATATGGGGGGGAGTTAATCGTTATCATATTCATTATCATTTACCGCAACTAAATCGCCCATCTCATTAAATATCAAATCACGTGTAGGCTTAATCAATAGACTTGCACCGCTAGTAATTCCATTTGGTACTGCCAGCGCATCTAGTTCTGCATGTATTGCGTTATGGCATTCAATACACAAGAACATAAGGTTATCCCATCCATAAGCAACTTCATCATTATTAATATTATTGGGGTTTAGAGGTTTTTTATGATGCACTACCCAACGTTGTCTAGTTCCTTCAACCTTGTTTGCGCTTTTTAACCCATGGCATCTTTCACATATATATAATTTTGATTCTGCATATGCTTTTGCGCATCTTCTCCATCTATATGAATTATAGAAGTTTTTAGAATACTCCTTTGCCATTTTTTATAAACCCACCCCTTTTTTCTAGGCTACTAAATTTTATACCTCATACCCCATGGCTTTCCTATTAATAGCATATACTTCATCATATGTAATACCTTCACGCTCTGCTACTTTATTTAAGCAATCATCTTTTGTTGGATGTTGTCCACTATGTGTATTGATATGGCATTGTGTACATAGTTGGATTAGATTTTCTCTAATATCACCGCCACCACTTCCACGTGTATTAATATGATGCGGTTCAATGTTTGTCCTTTGACCGCAAATTTCACATCGTGTAGAGCGTATCTCATTAATTGTTTTCTTCGATATAATTCTTTTGTGCTTCATATTTCCTCTTATAAACCAAAAAGGGCCGCATCATATCGTGTTATGCGACCAATTATGATGAAGTCCTTTTAGGGTATGTAGTTTTTTAAGTAGGCTTGACGTGTTCAACCCGTTCATGCCCACATACAGTATCTCATATATAGAGTGTCAAATAATAGCAACCTTTTTATAAATTTCCTCAAAATTTTTGATTGCTCTTTTATGTAGATTATGAACATTCTGCCTTGAACAATCAATTAGTTCTGCTACCTTTTCCCATGTACATCCATTAATGTACCTATCTACTAATACCGTCCTTTGTTTTGTACTGCGAATTTGATTGATCATAAACCTTGCTCGTTCTCTCTCTTGTAGGTATGTACTCCATTCTTTCATAATCTCATCTGTAACCGCATCAAGGTTTGCAACTTTATCTGCGATGGTTATTGGTTGACCGCCACTAATTCTTTCCTTGCT